TAACCATAGATTTAACAAATCCAAACTATAAGCCCAAGATAGAAACCTTTGGAGTTGTCAAAACAGGTGATAGAAATATCTATTGCAGAGAAGGGGACATTGGAAGAAGATTTTATATTCCAAATATGAATGAGGTAAAATATAGGGGGTTCCTAAATTATACGTACCGCTACCAAACGGACGAAACAGACTATAGAAAGATAGTCGAGTCAGAAGAAACATTGAATGCAATAAACAAGATAGTGAAATATCTTAAAGGCGATTTGAACTGCTATCAGAAGGGACTAGAAGCAGCGGAAGAATGTTATCAGGTCTTATTAGATTCTTATTGATTGTAACAGGGGGATGATCATGACAAAGGAATTGCTGGAAAGTTATCAGAGCAAAAAGGAAGAGATAGCAGAGCTGCATAATGCGCTTATGCATATTGCGACAGGAGAAACTATGATCGATAATGATATAATACTGGATTATCGTAGCGGCTATCCTGTACCGCAGGCAGAAGTTGGGGTGGATTGGGATAAAGTTTTCAGAACAGAAAACAGGTATAAGAACAAGATTAGTGTGCTGAAAGAGGAATGCCGGAAAGTAGAAGATTTTATTGAAAATATTCCAGATAGCTTGACCAGAAGAATATTCCGAATGTATTACATACAAGGGATGTCACAGAAGGAGATTTCCAGAAATGTCCATTTGGATAGAAGCAGCATAAGTAAAAAAATAAGTGATTATCTGAACATATTACAGAATACGCATTGACATATTCTGTAATATGTAGTATAATAAAAACAGTTAAGGGAGATACATAAAACCCATAACGAATAACTGGGCGGCAGGGAAAGGAGAGAATATGGACGAGGAATTGAATGTAGGAGAATTACTTAAAGAAACAGCCGAAGAAAATCAGACAAGGAAGATACTCGAAATACTCAATGAGTGTAAAAGCCTTGAAGAGGCTAAAGAAAAAGTAAGAGCCTTGCTTAAAAAGTAAGATGGAGAGATAGAAGGGGCGGTGGACTTGCCAAAGCCGCCCCGACTATTTAAGGGAATTATACATTATTAGGCAAGGGAAAGAAAGAGGAAAATGCAGAAAGAAGAATTTAATCAGATAAAATATCAGAATGAATACAAGAAAAAAAGATATGATAGATTTGAACTGGTGATGCCAAAAGGACAAAAGGAAGTTATTAAGCAGAGGGCAAAGGCAGCAGGGCAAAGCATAAGCGAGTATATTAATTCTGCGATTGCAGAGAAGATTGCAAAAGAATAGGGGATTAGTCATTTTGCACAAAAATAGTATTTTACGCAAACTTTCACACATTTCACATAATTCACATTTATAATAATAATTAGGGATTCCAGAAGGAAGTCCACAATATAGCATGTTTTAAAAGCATCCAGTTACTATAATGACTGGATGCTTTTGTATTGTAAAGTTTTCAAATATCTGACCTGAACAAAGTACAGAGGTTGGGTGCGTTTATGACCTAATGGATAATAGGGAGATTCAGATGGCACAGAAATGGGCGAAAAACTTTTATAAATCACACAAATGGATTAAGTGCAGGAATTCATACATACAAAAAAGAGTTAATATTGATGGCGGTATATGCGAAGAATGTCACAAAAATCCTGGGTATATTGTTCATCATAAAGTTATTCTTACACAAGAAAACATAACAAATGCGGACATAAGCTTGAATCATGAAAATCTGAAATATGTGTGTAAAGAATGCCATGATCAGTTTGAGGGGCACGGCCTGAACAAAGGAGAGAAGCCGCTGTGCCTGTTTGACGCCGATGGTCAGCCTGTATCCTTAAGAGAGATCGATCTGCGGAAGGGCCAGAGGGTCCCCCCATAAAAGAATCCGGTCTGTCGCTCTCCGGGACCGTTGGCGGGCTTTTGCTTAACACACAGGTCGCGCGTATAGGGGGTGTGGTATATGGTTGATTATGAAGAGGTGCAGAAGGAGATTGAGAGGGAAGAAAAAGTTGACAGTGCCGCTAATTATTTAGAGAAATCTAAGCAGATAAAAAAAGAGGAAACAAGGTTAAAGCGTCTTTTTAAAGGAATTGATGAGAATAAGAAAAAGCTGGTACTGACCACGATTGCAGATGTTGCCTTTATGACAGTTACCATGCAGGATTTGAGGGAGACGATCATAAGGGAAGGAACGACAGCCACCTATAAAAACGGAGAGAACCAGTACGGAACTAAACAAAGCCCGGAGTCTCAAATGTACCTGCAGTTGTCGCAAAAATTGACGCAGGCCATGAAAATACTGATTGACTGTATGCCTAAAACGGAAAAGGTCAAAGCTCCGGAAGACGATTTTGACGACTTTGTAAATGCGAGGGAAGACATATGACAAAAATAGCCTACCCTTTGACATACAATCCAGTGCTGGAATATTGGCATGAAATTGAGGGCGGCCGGGAAATTGTCAGTGATAAAATATATCGTTGGTACAGATACCTTGCTCACCTGGTAGAGTCCCCGGGTGAGTATTTTTATTCCTCTAAAAGGGCTAACCATGTGCTTGAATTTGCAGAAAATTATTGCAGGCTGTCAAAGGGAGCCGGTGCTGGCAGGCCGGTGCGGCTGGAACTCTGGGAAAAAGCGCATCTTGCGGCGATATTTGGATTTGTGAATATTAATGGCAATCGTATGTGCCGGGAGGCTGTCCTGATTGTTGGAAAGAAAAATGGGAAATCCCTGCTAGCATCAATTGTTGGCCTGTATATGCTTGTGGGGGATGGAGAGCCGGGGCCGGAAGTATATGCGGTTGCAACCAAGAAGGATCAGGCAAAGATTATCTGGACGGAATCAAAGCGGATGGTCAGGAAGTCCAAAGTATTGCTAAGGAGGATAAAAACCCTTGTGGCCGAGCTTTCCAGCGAACTCTTTAATGATGGGACATTTAAGCCCTTGGCATCTGACAGTGATACGCTGGACGGGCTGAATATCCATTGCGGGCTGATGGATGAAATCCATCAGTGGAAGGATGGGCGCAGGCTGTATGATATTATCGCGGACGGAGTGACCGCCAGGGAGCAGCCGTTGATTTATATCACTTCCACAGCCGGGACGATTCGGCAAGATATTTACGACCAAAAGTATGAAGAGGCGGAAAGGGTAATAAATGGATTATTTGATGAAAACGGGTACAAGGATATTCATTTCTTCCCCTTTATCTACGAACTTGATAAAAGGGAAGAATGGGTAGATTCAAAGTGCTGGAAAAAGGCCAATCCGGGGTTAGGGACGATCAAGAAAGAAGATGCCCTTGCGGAGAAAGTGCGCAAGGCGATAGAAAATCCAAGCCTTGTGAAGAACCTGGTCTGTAAGGAATTTAATATCCGGGAGACGGCCACAGAGGCATGGCTTACTTTTGAGCAGATCGACAATCAGACACTATTTGACATTGCAGAGCTGAAGCCCAGATACGGGATAGGAGGGTGTGATTTGTCAAGCACCACAGACCTGACCTGTGCAACCATTATTTTTATGGTGCCGAATGATGAAAATATTTATGTCAAACAAATGTATTGGATCCCGGAGGATTTGCTGGAGAAAAGGGTCAGGGAAGATAAGATTCCTTATGATATATGGAAGCAGAGGGGTTATCTCAGGACGTGTCCGGGGAACCGGATGCATTATAAGTATGTTGTGGAATGGTACCGCGAGGTACAACAGGAGGATGATATTTACCTGTTTAAATGCGGCGTAGATGGATGGAGCGCCGATTATTTTGTGGAGGAAATGAGAAATACATTTGGCCCATCCGTAATAGATTTGGTTTTCCAGGGAAAGAAGACCCTGTCAGGGCCAATGAAATCCCTGGGGGCGGACTTAGAAAAGAAAAAGATTATTTATAATAATAATCCAATTTTAAAGTGGTGTCTTTGCAATACATCTATAGATGTGGACAAAAATGATAACATTCAGCCGGCCAAGGGGAATCAGGGGGCAACCAGGCGTATTGACGGTACGGCAAGCTTGCTGGATGCCTATGTGGAGCTGGAACATAATTTGGAAGAATATTTGAGCATAGTGGCATAGGGGGTGTGGCCTGAATTGGGATTATTTAAGAAAAAGAATGCCAAAACGAATGAAAAAGCAGAAAAAAATGTGATGCAGATGGTCACCTCATGGGGCGAATATTTTTATTCATGGAATGGCAGGCTCTACGACAGCGACATTGTAAGATCATGTATCCGACCCAAGGTTAAGGCGGTAGGGAAACTGGTGGGAAAGCATATCCGATCAGATTCCGGTATGCTGAAAGTGAATCCGGATGCAAATATCCGGTTCCTTTTGTCAGAGCCAAACCCGTATATGACAGGGCAGCAGTTCCAGGAGAAGGTAGCAACGCAATTATGCTTGAATAACAATGCTTTCATCCTGATTGTGCGGGATATAAATGATAAGCCAATGCAGTTATACCCGATTCCCTGCATTCAGTGTGAGACGAAGTACATAAATGACGAGCTGTATCTTAAATTCCAGTACCGCAATGGAAAATCGGGCACATTCCCTTATAGCCAGATCATCCATTTGCGGCAGGATTTTAACGAGCACGACATTTTCGGCGAAAGCCCAGCACCGGCGTTGGCCTCCATGATGGAGGTGATCGGGACGATTGACCAGGGAATTATCAAGGCGATTAAAAACAGCGGGATTGTCAGGTGGCTGCTTACATTTACAAGTTCTCTGCGTCCGGAAGATATAAAGAAAAATGTGAAAGATTTTGTGGACAATTATCTTTCAGTTGAGAGTGATACCTTTGGGGCAGCGGGCGTGGATTCAAAGGCGACTGCAACAAGGATAGAGCCGAAGGATTACGTCCCAAATGCATTACAGACGAAAGAAACGATTAATAGGATTTACTCTTTTTTCAATACAAATGAAAAGATCATCCAGTCCAAATGGACGGAGGATGAGTGGAATGCCTATTATGAGGCGGAGGTGGAACCGGTTGCCATACAGATGGGGGATACCTATTCTGTAAAGATATTTACCAGGAGGGAGCGGGGATGCGGGAACCGGATTGTGTTTGAAGCAAGTAATCTCCAGTGCGCAAGCCTTAGCTCCAAGCTGGCCCTGCAGGCCATGGTGGATCGGGGAGCTATGACACCAAACGAGTGGAGGGCGACCCTGAACATGGCGCCCATTGAAGGAGGGGATAATCCGATCAGGCGTTTGGATACCGAAGTGGTTAATCTGATCAGGAATATGCTTGGGAAAATGAACAGCGAGAATTGCTCTGTGATCGCAGGGATGGTAGGCCGGCTTCTGGAAGCGGCAGAAAGGGGAAAGGATGAAGCACAAAATCAACATCCGGGGTGTATTGATCCCCAATGATTATAAATGGTATTACGACTGGTTTCGGGAGGACGCGACATGCCCTAATGATGTACAGCAGGTGTTGGACTTATTGCAGGATGGAGACGAAATTGAGGTTTATATCAATTC